GAAGAATTCAAAAAAGGGCAAAGTGGAGGTAATAAAGGTATTCCTTTAGGTCCAGGTCTTGCTAATTTATCAAATGCTATTAATGGATTACAAAGAGGGAGACTATATGGAATTGGTGCTCCTCCTAAAGCTGGAAAGAGTACTTTAACTGATTATGGATTTTTCTTAGAACCTTATTTATACTGTTTAGAAAATGATATTCCTGCAGAATGGATTTATTATTCTTTAGAGATTGACAGAATAAGTAAAGAATTTGATGTGGCTTCTTATTTCTTACATAGAGACTATGGTATAACTCATGTTGCTCTTGATGAAGGTAAAACTAAAGATGGAGAAAAAGAAGTAGAGTTAAGTGCTGATTATCTTAGAGGTAGGATTTTAGATGATGATGGAGACATTGTTACTATTAAACCTGATGTATTTGAAGTGTTAAAAGAAGTGTACAGCAATAGAATTATCCCTATATTTGGAGAATATAGTGAGGGAGGAATCCAACTTAGTCAAGGAATAGTAACTTTTATAGAAAGTAAAGACAATCCAACAGGAATTTACAAATATCTTAAATGGCATGCTGAACAGAATGGAAAATTCATTCTTTCTGGTAATGGTAAATATCAAAGAATTGCAGGTTTTAAGCCTACAAATCCAGAAAAATTTACTTTTGTAATTATGGATCATTTGAGAAAATTAATCCCTGAAAGAGGTTGGTTAATGAAGCAAACTGTAGATAAAATGTTAGAATACCAAGTAGAGATTAGAAATTGGACTGGATACACTTTTATAGATATTATTCATACTAACAGAGATATGACAGACCAAAATAGATTAAGATTTGCAAAAGACATGTTGTACCCAACTGCAGAAGATGTGAAGGATTTTAGAAATAAATGCTTGTCATTTATAGGTTATTTATTATATTTGCTCTATGGAAATAGATTACAAACAAATAGAAATAAATTATAATAAAGGTTTTTCAGATATAAAAAATGCAAAGTTGGTAGGTTGTTCAAAAGGAACAATTAGAAATTGGAGAAATAAAAATAGTTTATCTCCAAATTTTTTACCAACAAAAGAAAAAGCATTAAATAAAGAAGAATTTTTAAAATTATATAAAAAAGGTTTGACTGACTTAAAGATTGCTGTTATTTTAAACAGTTCTGAAAAAGCAGTTAATTCTTTGAGAAATAGGTTAAAATTAAAAAGTAATAGATCTCATGATATTGAGATAACAAAAGAAATGGAAGAAGTTTTAGTGGGGACTATTTTAGGAGACAGTTATATAAGATGTGTAGCTAATAGTAGAGAAAAGAAATTGTCTACAACAGGACAGTTAATTTTTGGGCACTCCACAAAACAATCAGAATTTGTATTTTGGAAATGGAAAAATCTTATTGATTTATTCAATAAAAAACCAAAATATGTTAGACAAAAAAGAAAAAACAAAACAAATTATTCTTTTTATTGTTATTCAGTTTCTTCTATATCTTTAAAAAAATATCATAAATTATTTTATAAAGATTGGGTCAAAATTATTCCTGAAGATATCTATAAATACTTAACTCCATTGGGGTTAGCTACTTTATTTATGGATGATGGGTATGAAGGACCATATATCTGTTTAAATAATTTTGATGATGTTTCTTTACTCAATTTTCAAAATGCTTTATATAAAAATTGGAAAATAGACAGCTCTATAACAAAAAGAAAAGAAGTTTATATTCCAGCTAGGAGTAGAAAAATTTTTGAAGATTTAATTAAACCTTATATAATACCTACAATGACTTATAAATTGTCCTTGTAAAACCCTGTGAATTGCTGGGAAGCCTAGAAGTAGGTAATCAGCAGCCAAGCTTTGTAGAAATACACTGAAGGTTCAACGACTAATACTAAATCTTACCAAGTGGTGTTGGAGATGATAAAGTAACAAGAGCTCAGGGCATAATTTTAGTACTTACCAAAAGGAAAGAAAATTGTGATGATATAGTCTAGCCTACATATATAACAAAAGAAAATGTAGAAATCAATTGATTAAAAGAACAATTGAAGTAATAAAAGCGACAGGAAACCTTTCAGAAGATTGTGATTACCTTTTAACTATGATGAATCCAAATGATGATAAGTATAATCTTAAAAAGCATTTTGGAATGGAAATTAAAGATGATAGTGGAAATGAATTATATCCTAATTTAAGAACTATACATCTTGTAGAATCAAGACATTGTAAATATCCTCAACACTTTAAAACAAATATGATTGGGGCATATAAAAAATTTGAACAAATAAATCATTAAATTTAAATAAATGAGTGAGCAAACAAAAATTAGAACAATTTGTGTAGATACCTTGACTGGTATTATGAATGAGATGTATATGACATCTGTAAAGAAGCCTGGCCATGATAAGTGGCAAGATTGGGGAAAAGGGATTTGGCAATTAATTTCAATCCTACAAGATTTTGGCTTTGAGATAGTGTTAATTCTAGGAGAACCTGGAGTAGGTAAGTCTTCTGGAATGAGAACTTTACCTCCAGGTACAAATATTTGGTTCAATGCAGATAATAAAAATCCTGTATGGACTGGTGGTAAAAAAGAATATGGAACTAAGTTTGCACCAAAAATGCCTTATCATTTAGTGCCAAAAACATATCAAGACATTATTAATCATATTCAAGAAGGAATTAATAATGGTATGTTTGAGGATGAGAGATATGCTATTCTTACAGGACACACTGAAGATTATAAAACTGGTGTAGAAACTAAGAAGAGATTAAAAGTTATTGGAAATTTAGCTACAAAAATGCAACTAGAAGGTAAATTAGAGACTGTTCTTTATGCAAATGTAGTTAAAGAAGGTACTGAGACTAAATATATATTAGAAACAGAGAATGATGGCTATAATACAGCAAGAAGTCCTATGGGATTATTTGAACCAACTATTGAAAATGATTACAATTTTGTAATTAATAAACTAATGGAATATTAACAGAGGAATTTTGTTATCAATTCTTTTGAGGAGTACTGTAAAAACCTGAAAATGAATGGGGAGTTGTTTACCAGAAAACAGAAGTTTTATTAAACATTAAATTAATTTATAAATTAGAGTAAAATGAGTAACAAGAAAAAAATCACTATTAGTGGAGTGTTAGAAATGTTAAAAGATGGTAAGAAAAGACCAGAAATTGCAGAAGAATTAGGTATTACTATGGCAGAGTGTACTAAATTGTTTCAACATCCTAAATTAAAAGGAAGAAAAGCTTTAAAGCCTGTTTCTTTTGAATTAGTAGATGATTTAGAGGAAGAAAAAACTACAGGAGAATTAGTACAACAAGAAGTGGAGCAAGAAGAAGCTCCTATGGTTGCAGAAGAAAACACTACTGAAGTAGAAAATTCTGTTGAAGATCAAGAAGAAATCCAGGAGGAAAGACCTGTCCCAATCTTTCAAAACAACTAGTAAGTTTTATTTTTAAACGTTTAAAATTATAATTAAATTATGAGTGAAGCAATTCAAAAAATTGGATTTGGAGTTATTAATGATACTGATGAATCATTAAAAGGTAAAGTAGGAGGTGGTAAATTTGGTTTAAATACTGGATTCATTACTAAATTAGAGTATAACCCAAATGCAGGAAAAGATGGTGCAGCAGCAGATGCTATTGACATTGTGTTTTTAGTAGGAGAGAAAGAATTTCCTAATAGAATTTATGATGTTACTAAAGTGTATGATAAAGATGGCAATGAAATTACAGACAGCAATGATGTAGAGTTTATTAAAGGGTATAATGCTTTAGTAACTCAAAATATGGCTGTTGTATTACATGCATTAAAAGCTGTTGGTGTTACTCAAGAAATGTATGAAGCTGCAGTAAAAACTCCTCCAACAACTTTTGCAGATTGGGCAAGAATTGTTACTGGATTAGCTCCTGCAAACTTTGATAAAAAACCTGTTGATGGTTTTTTAGAGTATCAATGGAGTATTAAAGGAGACAATGATAGAACTTATCTTCAATTACCAAAAAATATGAAAGGTGGTAGATTCTTATGTGCTTCTATGCCTGGAACTTGGAAAGAAGAAAATTCTTGGGTGGAAACTAAAGATGGTGTTGAAAGTCCTTATGAAGGTTTGAGATATGTGAATGAAAGTGGAGAAGTTCATTTATTTGAAAGAAACTCTTCTTACATGGAGTCTCCAAAAGCTAATCAGCAAATTGAAGGTCAAGCTGCTGCTGCAACTGCTGTAGTAGGAACTAACCCACAAAATGCTGCAAAATCTACTTGGGGTAAATAATCTTTAAATCTTCTTAATCTAAATTAAATTTTTATGATAAATGACAATCTAGAAGTAAGAGGATTTATAAGTAAAGATCAAATTCTAGCTCATGTTTCTGAAGAAGAAATCTATGAGCTAGTTTTTGGTTTTAAGCCTGTAGAATTTGAATATGTTACTTCTCCATTTAGAGAAGATAATAATCCTGGGTGTTGGTTTGAAACAGATTTTAGTACAGGAAAACTTAGATTTAAAGACTTTTCTGAAACTAGAGTCATAAAAGGTATAAAATTATGTAATATGGATTGCTTTAATGTTATCCAAGTTTATTATAATTTACCTAATTTCTTTAAAACTTTAGAATTTGTAAAAAACAAGTTAATAAAAGGAAAGAATATAAATTTTAAACCTAAGTTTGAGAATTCTGCAGAAATAATTAAAAAAGAAAGAAAAGAGACTTTTATAAATATTTTTACAATTCCTTATGTAGGAAGAGATGGAAGATACTGGGAGCCTTATGGAATTTCAAAAGAAAATTTATTAGAAGATAAAGTTTTTTCAGTTAGTAAAATTCAAATAGACAAAACTAACAAGACTTCTATTTTTAGGCCTAATACAAATTGTTATGCATTTACAAATTTTAAAAATAATCATAAAAAATTGTATTTACCTTATAAAAAAGGAAAGAAAAGATTTATTACAAATTGCAATGAAAATGATGTTGGAGAAATAAATTCTTTGCCTGATTTTGGAGAACATTTAATTATAAGCAAGTCTTATAAAGATTGTAGAGTTTTAAGAAATGAAAAAGATGTAATCTCTGTTTGGTTTCAAAATGAAGGAATGTTTCCTGAGTATGAAATTATTATAGATTTATGCAGAAGATTTAAAAAAATTACAGTCTTATTTGATAATGACAAAGCAGGAATTGAAGCTGGCCATAAAGTAACAAGACAAATAAATACTTTATATAAAAACAAAGCTTCTCACTTATACTTACCAGAAAGACTTATTAAAAGTCATAACATTACAGACCCAGCAGGACTAAGAAAAACTATGGGTCCAAAACATTTACAAGAGTTTCTTAATGAAAAGAATCTTAGAAATATAACAGCTTAATTCACTGTTATGGAGTTTTATTTTTAATATATATTAATTTAAATTTTAATGATTATGAGTAATCAAAGAGTAGTAACTATTTTTTCTTCAAAAGGAAAAAAACAAAAAATTGAAACTGATGTAACCACTTGGGGAGCATTAAAACCTTTAGTTGAAGAACATTTTAACTTGGATAATCTTCAAGCAACAGAGAACATTAACAAAACAACTTTAGAAAATTCACAAGCTTTATTGCCTGCAACTAATTTTGTATTGTTTTTAAGAGCAATTAAAACAAAGTCTGGTGTTGACTATTCAGCAATGTCTTTTACAGATTTAAGAGCTTGTTTAAATGATGCAGATAAAGAAGAACTTGCAAGAACTACAGGTAAAAATTGGACTAGAGTAAAAAGAGCTGATATTGAATCCTTATTAAATAATAAGGATTCAAATTTTGCAAGTAATGTAAAAGAAGTTGAGACTGTGGTTGAAGAAATTCCTCCAATGAATACAATTAATGGTGTTCCAGCAACTACAAAAAAGAAAATTAAAGAGATTAAATCTTTAATAAAAAGTCTTAAAAAAGAAGGATCTGAAGAAGCAAAAATAATTTGTTCTGATATTTTAGAATCTCTTAAAGATTTAAAAAATGAATTTAGAGAACTTTCTGAAGAAGAACTTGAAGATGCAAGATTAGCAAAAGAGCTTGGAGAATTAAATAAAGGATTTTAAGTAAGTATCCTTTTATTGTTAAACTTAAAGGTGGCAGAAATGTCACCTTTTTAAATTAATATTATGATAGGGTACAGATTAAATGAAAAAGCATCTTCTCCAATTTTAGATAATTGTATTGAAAATGCTAAAATTACAGGAAGAGTTAGAAAAACTTCTTGGTTTTATAAAAGAGCTTTAAAAGGATTTTTTAGATACGTAGATAAAAATAATAATGATGCAGTTATAAATTTTTGCACTCAAATTGATTCTATGATCACTGTTTTAAATGAAATTTATCCAGGTTTGTGGGATTTTGATTTTTTTGAAGACTATGAAAAAGAACTTGAAGTCTTTGTAGTTATTAGATTTCCTGAATTTACTATTACAAATTCTGAGGGTTTAACACATACTATTAAGGAGTTGTTTGTTTCTTTTAAAATAGATACATATTCTCTTTCAGAGACTGGATTTATGTCTTTTTCAAGATTGAGAGGTACTAGAGCAAGAGTTTCTTATACAGAAAGATTAAATTCTTATGAGCATTCTCATCTTAGCACTAGTGCTCCACAAACTTCAGAAGAAGTTTTTATAAATTATGGTTTTTGTCTTGGGAATAGTACAGAAATTGTGCATTTAACAAATAGTTTACTGTTAGAGTATGATTCAAATATTTTTACTCTCTTTTTATACACTATAAAAAGTATTGTAGAGTGGGAATCTTTAGAGGGAAAACCATATAGATACATAAAAGATATCACTATTTCAAAAAGAAATTATACTAGAAATTATATTGACACAATTTACTTAAATGATTATTATAACTCTATTAGATCTAAAATTACTTCTTTACCTGTTGATTTTGTTTTATTTGAAAATAAATACAAAATTATAAGAAATCAAAAATTTAAAGATTTTATAAAAAAGATTGTAATTGAAAATTTTGAAGAGAATTATGGAGACTACTTAGTTAAAAAAGATTTGAGAAATGATTGGGTAAGATATAGTTTTCCTACAATAACTAGAAATGCAAACCAACTTTTGTTAGATGAAAATGGAAATCCTCCTAGCTTTTGTTTTAGAGGTGAAAAAATTAAATATTTTGTAGAAGAGTACAATGGAGAATTACCTAAAATAAGTGCTTATAGAGTACATCCAGACATTATTGAATATACAGCAAAACAATTAGAGAATGAAATATATGAAAAAACAATTAGAAAACATACAATTGAAAGATACTATCAAAGTCAAAATGTCTAAACAAATTTTAGATAAAATTAGTCTTTTGTGTAAAGAAATTTCAAGAGTAGAATGGTCAGGAATTCTTTTATATTCTGTTAAAGGAACTATAAGACATCCTAAAAATATGTTAGTTATACTACAAGATATAATTCCTATGCATAAGGGTACAGCTGGTTATACAGAGTACCAAATGAATGAGCCTAAAAGAGATTCTTCTGGTTATGAAGATAGAATGATTGATTATTTTAATGAGCATCCAATAGCTCTAGAAGAAGATTGGAAGATGGGCCATATTCATAGTCATCATTCTATGAGAGTCTATTTTTCTGGTACAGATATGGAAGAATTAGAAGATAATTCTCCTTCTTATAATTTTTATTTGTCTTTAATAGTAAATAATTATATGGATTTTGTAGCAAAAATAGCTTTCATAGCTTCTATAGAAGAAGAAATAACAGCAGATTATAAAGCTCTTGATGAAAATGGAGAAGAATATATTATGCAAACTTCTAAGTTAAAAGTGAAGAAAGAAAAAATGTTTATTTATGATTGTGATATACAAAGTCCTAAAGTTAAAGTCCCTTCAGTTGACACTACTTTTATGAAAAATCTTAATGCTATTATTGAAAAAGCAGAACAAAAAGTTTATCAAGTGGGGAGTAAGATAGGATTTAATAGGTCAAAATTACAAAATCCTTTTTACAATACTCCTACACAACAAAGGTCTTTTCAACAAGTAACTCCTAAACCAAACTTATTTTCAGATAGAGATTTGTTTGAAGGGAATACAATAGAAATAGAAGATTTTCTAGTTAGGTTGTTTCTTTTTAATGAGAGTGAAAATACTCTTTTAACTACAACTTTGGATGAAGCTTTAGATGAAGTGAGTATGTTTGAAAGAGAATTAGGAGTACAAACTATAGTACAGGATGTTTTAAATCAATATACTGAAACCTATCAAAAGGTTTTTCCAGAAGAGAATGATGAAGAAGATTTTATAGATTTCACAAGAGAAATTATAAGTACTCTTGAGAACTATGAACAAATTTATAATTTTTTACCTTCTGTAATAGTAGCATTAAAAAGTTTAATTAAAAATTTAAAAACAGATGGAGCAGCAGTTTGATAGATTTAAAGATGCAATATGGTTTAATAAAGAAAATCCAGAGCTTGTAAAAATAGGTGGTGCTGGTGGTATTGGTAGTTGGCTTACTTTTCTATTAGTAAGAGCAGGATTTAAACCTTTTGTATATGATTTTGACACTATTGAAGAACACAATGTAGGTGGTCAATTATTTAGAGAGCAAGATATTGGTAAAACTAAAACAATAGCTTTAAATCATATTATAAATACTTTTTGTGGCACTTCTATAACAGCTTTTAATCAAAAAGTTGATCAAAATACAGCAACTCATTATTTTATGTTTTCAGCTTTTGATAATATGAAAGCAAGAAAAGATTTATTTGAAGTGTGGAAAAAGAGTCATGAAAATTGTCCTATCACTCCCATTTTTATAGATGGGAGATTATTAGCAGAACAATTGCAAATATTTTGTGTAACACCAGATACAATGGAATTATATGAAACAGATCATTTATTTGATGATTCTCTAGTTGAAGATGCTCCATGTACTTTAAGACAGACATCTCATAGTGCTGCAATGATTGCTTCTTTAATGGTAGCTTTTTTTACAAATCATATTACAAATATTTATGAGAGAGAGGTAATGAGAAATGTGCCTTTTTATTATGAGTATTTTATTCCTTTAAATATAACAGATACTTATGATAGTTAGTAAAAATAGTTATGCAAGATTTGAAGGGAATAAAGAAGATATATTTACCACTTATAATAGAGAGTATTTTCCTGTGTATATTGTAGAAAATTCTTTAAATAGATTTAAAGATATTTATTTTTATACTAAACCTAATATTAATTTCAGTTATCATTCCCAAACTAAAAGATATAATGTTCTTTTTGAAAATTTAAAAGACAATTTAAGATTAAAAATTTTTTCTTTTAAGTTTGGAGAGGTGGAATATCAATTGAAATTTCTAAAAGGTATTATCTATGATGAGGGAGGCAACATTTTATTGTGTTTAGCTACAAATAATGTAAATTTTACTGAAATAAGAAATAATGGTCAAATAAAGATTGTTCCAGAAACTTTAAAATTATTTGTATCTACAGATTTTTTAAAATTTGAGTACTACAAAAATGTTTTTAAGAAAATTCAAAAAGAGTATATAGATTTGTGTTATGTAAATGATATTCCTGTAGAATTTACAACTTCTGAAAAGATAGATAAAATGTTTTTTAGTACTGAGATTGAATTTTCTTTCAATACTGTTGAAGAAATACAAGAGCATTTACAAAGTGGGATAGGAGATTTGTTATTTTATGAAGATCCTATTGAAGAGGAGCAATCTGATGAAAATTTGGATTCAGAATTACAGAATTTATTAGCAACTTTTGCTTAGAGAATATATGCAATATGTTTGCATACATTTAATGTTTAATATTAAAACTTACAAAAATGAAATAAAAAGTAGTGAGTTTGATAATGTTACCCATTTAAGTTTTATAATAAATTAATTAATATTTAACTATGGCATTAATAGTATCAAAACAAAAAGAAATAGATGAGTACTTTGCATCTGAAAGATTAAGTCAAAGTACTCTTAAAAAATTGTTAGAAGGGTTTTCTAAATTTGTAGCCTTTCAACAAAAAGAAGATGATGGAAAAGAGAATCAAAGTTTTATTATAGGTTCAGCAGTAGATTGTATTCTAACTGGAGAAGAAGGAGAATTTGAAAATCAATATTATGTCTCTAACCTAGAGAAAAAACCTTCTGATGTGGAAATGGCCATTGTAGATTATGTTTTTCAAAGTGTTGTAGCAACAGAGGAAAAAATTAATGATTTTGTATCTTATCAAAAATTGATTTTAGAAGCTGCAGATTTTCATAAATGGCAACTTAGATGGAAAACAGAAACTAGAATTTCTAAATTGATTGATGCTGGTTCAGAGTACTTTCAAGAGTTGATAAACTCTCTAGGTAAAACAATCATTACAACTGAAGATGATCATAAAATCTCTCAAATAGTGTTTAATTTAAGAAATCATCATAGAACTAAAGAGTTGTTTGATAGAAGTCTTTATGAAAATAATCCTCATGTAGATATTTACTATCAATTGCCAATCTATTTTACAATGAATGGTATAGAATGTAAGTCTTTATTAGATATGTTACTTGTCTTTAGAAATCCTGACACAAATAAAATTGAAAGTGTTCAGCCTGTAGATTTAAAAACTATGCAGGGAGATACTATTAATTTTCTTTTGAGTGTTAAAAAATGGAGGTATGATATTCAAGCAGCTTTT